TGTGAAAGGATCAATTGGTCCATTATCACTTGTTACCGTTAGTAAATCTTCTGTTCCGGTTTCGGTCATAATATCTTCTGAACCTGTATCTGCCGCTAAATCATCTTGAGATGGACCATATGCGGGTGTGATAACAATATTTGTATATTTTTCAGTTACGATATTATAAGAATCAAAAGTCCATGTTGCATCTGTTATGGAACCAATTAGTTTTTGACCTGATATAAAATTACCATCTAAATTACTTACTGTTAATTTTAAATTTAAATAGTCCCAATTGACAATCCTTGCACTTGCTGTCGCATAAGCAGGAGAAGCTCCCTGATATACCAATTCACCAATCTGATAATCACCTGTTCCAAGAGGAGTAAGCGAAAATATCACAGTATCTCTGTCGGATATTGTATTGTATATATTAGTAATGGATGTTTTAATTACACCAGCGGTAGATGTTGCACCAAATATAAAACCTTTGACAGTGAAATTTAATGTCCAAATTACAGACCTTGTATCTGAACTATAATCACCTTCATATGTTACTTCATATTTTGTATCTTTTAAAATAACAGGAACTTCTTTAACGATTCCCATTTCAGGAATCATGTTGACCTTAATCGTATAATCTGGTGCAAAAAATGGTAAAATATGTTCGATAATTTGATTTCCGTCTTCAATGTTTCTTACATACAGATACAAAGAGAAATCAAAGTTATATGGAACAGGAACATATTGAGAAGAAGTTACGGCACCACTTTGATTGAATTGTTTTATGTTTGTCATCTGTTTTCTGGTCGAATCATAAGATAGGCCATTCATCTCATATGACATTCTAGGCAAAGTCATCATAACTTTCTTGTCAAGGTTTGGGTCACCTTGTATACGCATTACATATAATTCTTTGGTTGCATATTCAATAGGAACAATGAATCTTTCTTGTTCCGAATCATCTGCATTGTAACGAACCATTGTGATGTTCTTAAACAAATCACCAAAAGCAACAGTTATCTTTCTTATCATCCTATTGTAGTAAACATTTGCCATTATAAACCACCAATTGGATTAGTTTCTGTCGTGTTTATATAAGTGTTACCTTCTGATTGCAATAGACTGTTTGAATATGGTTCAAGATGTCCTGGATTATCTAAAGGATCATATGAAGATAATGTGAATCTGGCATTACTTGATTGGCCAATAATAGTTACACCATCGACAAATTCACCTGCAATGTATATAACAGAAAGTGTATTAGTTGTTGGAATCCAAGTTTGTACAGTAGCAATTGTTGTTGCATTTGCATATGTATTATCAGGTGATTGATATACCAATTCTTTGAGTGTATAAGAACCTGTACCAGCACCAACATTTAAATGTAGTGTATATGCAGAATCTGAAGAAGCAACATCTATATCTGCCATACCAGTAGAAATAATTTCTTGTGAATACTTGAATTTTTCCATTTCCAATTCGTAGTAGTATGGATTTCTTCTTCCCAATGTAAATCCATCTTTGTTTTGGTCAACATATTTAATCTCATACAATTCACCACCACCGTTCAAAAATGGAACGTAAACTAAGTCACCTTCAATTGGTCTTAAATAAGTTGTTTGAGGTGTTCTTTGATAGAAAGCCTTGCGTGAAACTAGTACATGGACTTGATTGCGTATTTCTAAACCAAATTTGGAAAAGAAATCTTTTTGTCCTTCTGTTCCCATAACACTAGACAAATACATCTCAACAGGAAATGCTGTGTTGAATTTCTTTACAGGATCTTCACCGTATAATAAATCTCTTGCTATAGAATTATCATTAGGAATATAGTACGCATCAAAGCCCTGAATCTTAATTGATTCAGCCATCAAATCATCAACGAGCCTTTGTTCGCTGTATTTGGCTTTGTAATTATTGAAATATGGTGATGTTGCCATTTTAGTTCATCATGAATTCTAGTGGGCCACCGTAATTTGTTTCCATTTCTTGATGGAGTTGTGATATTTCTTCAATAGCTTCATCAAATACTTCTTTGCCATTCAATGTTATTCCGCCGGGTAATTGAATACCTCCAAATTTCTTCATGTTCTCACCCCAATTTTTCTTAATTAAAGCAGTAGCATAAAGTTTTAGAAATCGGTCTTGCCAAATATTTGGATATGAAGTTGGATTAATACCACCATAAGCTTCGGCAACAACTATTGTTCCTACAGGAGCTTCTTGGTCACCCCAAGCCCAATCGATATACAGTCTTTGTGTTACTCTATTCCAACGAATAGGAACTTCTCCTGTAAACATTATTTCCAATGAACGAAGATGTTGTTGAGTCAGAACATAATTGACATAGGATGCTGAGGTAAAGTCATATAGTTCATTCAAGCGGAGTTGGTATCTTAGGTCAAACATATTAACATTAGCCTGAGAATCATTAACTGGAAATATACGAGAGATACCAACAATTTGTATTGCATTATTGCTTTCGTCCAAAACACCAGATGCACTCAAGTATCTATTATTAATATCTTGTTGTGTTACTGAATGAATCCAATAGAATTTTTGTGTGCCATCAAAATGATAATCTTGCCAATATTGAATTGCATCATCTACTCTATCTTCAATTTGGTCTTGATCCATGTTAATATCAATAACAGGCGCACCTAATCTACGAAGGCAGTAATCTATAAATTCTTGTCTATTATTAATTGTTGGCATTGAAAAACTCCTATTATGTTCTATTTATCCAGAACATAATCATTAGTTATTTAACTTAGAGACACCCAAGAAGTGGTTGATTCGTCCCAAGAATACATCTTATCATCATTATTTCTTGGAACTGGTGCTTGCCATAAACAAGTATCTTCGTTCAATATCCAAGATGGAAATGGTTGTGGTGGTATGAAAGCGTCACGGTCGTTATCATATGTATAACCGACACCAGCATAATTCTTACGCAATGGTGTACCACCTTCATTATGAACACCACCATGTGTATTGTAACTTGTTTGAATCCATCCGTGACCCATTGCACCTGTATTAATAAAATCTTGCTCTGCAACAAGTACCTGTGTTACTATTCCGTTCTCTACTTTTGCAAAATGGCTCATGTGTTCTCCTTAACGAGCGTTAGCATACTTGAATGGGTTTTCGGCAAAGCAGGCGTAGATGTAAGTTCCGCCGCTTGTATTTTGCCGTACATCAGATGTTCTTATTTTGAATCCGTTGGACAGTGTGTCAATTGAATACGCACTTTCTTCTGCGTCAGAAGAATTTGGCTTTAATGTTAAATTTGCGGCGTTGTATGAAATTCGTGAGGAATCCCAAACAAACCAACTATCAATGTCATTGGTATGTTTAACTAATACAAACCGTGGACGGAATCCCGTGTACACAAACGGCCCATCACTTGAGCCGTTGCCCGTGTAGCTACCAAATGCGCTGTACCCTGCTATTGCGGAAAAAACGTAGGCAACATAGGTTCCAGCACTTGCGTTGATACCAGAAAAAGCGCCAATACCAAATACAGATGAGGTCGGGCCACCATTCCAGTAGCTTGCTGTTGTTGCTTGCGCAGCGGTGCTATTCAAATACAAATAACTTGTCGTTGGGTTAGTTAATGAACTGTGATAGGTAAGCCAATTTTCAGACCCAGAATTGCGCTGCTTCACAATAATCATGCTTGGCGTTACACCCAACCCGTGACCAACAGTGGCAGCGGTATTTGTACCCGTATAGGTAACCACGCTGAACCCAGCCGTAGGATTTGCGCTCACCGTGCTGGTGATAGAGCCGCTGGTGTTGGATACGCCTGCGCCGTTGGCTTTCCATTGCCAGCCAATGTAGGTTGAACCAGACAAGTTACTGTCTGTTGCGCTGCCAGTTGTATTGTTGCCTAAATTAAACCCGTTTGAGTTAAAGGCAATCAGGTCACCACCAGAACCAGTTCCGTTATTTCTTTCAGCGTCAGTGATATTGCTAGTTAATACGACTCCAGCGCCTCTAAGAACATCAAATAAACCAGAGCTAGCCGCCGCACTTCGCTTCTTAATCCAAACCCAATCAGGCTGAAATACTGTGCCATTGACCGTGTTGACAATGCTCTGAGTAGAACCATTGCCCGTGTAGGTCGTAGCCGCCATTTGCGTTGCGCCATTTGGTATCGTAGGCGTGGACAGGTTGTAAGTGTTCAGCGCAACAAAGCCGCTTGGTGGGGTGTAGGTGAAGCCTTGTTGACCGAAGTTGGCGGAAATCGCTACAGAATTTTCTGGCCTACAAGCAAATGCAAGCGGGCCTGTTCCTGCGACTATGCCGATTTGGTTTGTGCCAGCCGCTGGGTTTCCGCTTGAAATCCAAGTGTTATTTTTGGCAAACCATACCTTGCGAGTTGCCCCGTCAAAAGCAATACCAAGCACATCACCAGACGCAAACGTAGCGGCCGATGAAGAAGTGGAGCCATTTATAAAGTAGCTACTGTTGTCCCATGCAATTACCCCGCTGACGTTCATCGAACCGCTTGGAGAAATATTGGCAACAGTAATATCTGCAACAGCAACAGTAGGGTATGTTGTGTTTGAAAGCGTTAATTCTGCATACCAAAGTCCTGAACCTTGTGAAGCAATTGTGGACATAAACGCACCGCTTGGGTAATTTGGCCCTTGCGCTGTTAAATTCCCATTGGTTAAATATATTGTTGAAATATTATCTTTTCTCAATGGATTCCAAGTAGCGTA